TGATATCAAGGTAGTTGGTGTCAGTAGGCATTGAATCAACCCACTTTTTAACAACCACCATGTGAAGATAATCTTGGTTACGACGAGGAGGAATGTCTGTATATATACATAGGACAAGATAAGCTAGAATAGCAGAGAATTGCTCGGGTGATACATTCTTATTATCACAGAATTTTAGAATTTCAGCTTTCAACGTGGCTTTCTTATTCTGTACTTCAGCCCATGATAACCAAGCTTCTTGTTGCTTTTCGGTCTTTTCAGAAGGATTATTATTATCACGAATATCTTTTGCTTTACCCATCATCTTTTCGTAATAAAAGTTATAAACCTTCTTGTATGTCGGCTTATCTTTAAACATAGATAGTACAGATGTAACAGCAGTATAAATAGACTTTTGTGTATTATCAGCATAAGAAGCAATCTTAGTAACAATATCATCAGTCTTCTTAAGGAATGCTAGATTCTTAAACGCTAATTTGTCGTTTAACATATAGAGAACTTTTACATAAGCAGTCGCTGTTGATTCAGTTACTTTTTTCTTCTCCATGAGATCACGACCGATTTGAATCATAGCTTCAGTAATACGAAAGGCCATTATACTACTTGTTTACAAAATAATAATCAATTTTTACGCCGGATGAATAGATTATTTATAGTAATAACAGTTATTAGGGTGATTTAGACATTTTTACCGTTATATTAATTACTATTTTCATCTAAAAGTAATCATTTTTAATTACGAACAGATGAATATCTGTAAAAATAACGTTATTTTTACAGATATTCATCTGTTCGTAATTAAAATATTATTACAATTAGATAATTAATTGTAAAAATATATCAAATCTATGTAAAAATGTTTCATTGTTTAAAGATTATCACCAGAAGGTGTAGAAATTGCTTCTTCACTCTTTTTTTCTACCCATAATGCACCTAGTACAGCCTTTTGTTCAATAGCTGAAAGCTTGGATACAACCCAAGTACCAAACATTAGAGTCATTTGATGATACATTTCAGAAGCATCTTCTTTGACTGAAGGAGGATCTCCCTTCATAATATCAAATACAAACTTTGCTTCTTCAGAAAGTAAAGAAGAAGTTTTAATATCTGAAGTTATAGAAGGAGTATTTATCGGGCCGGAAGCAGTTGAAAATGTAGCAGAAGGAATTTGTTCCATGACATATTGCGTAGCTGACATCTCTTATATTATTACTGGATATTATATATTGGATGATTTTACGTAATGATGTCGGGAAATAAGTTTAAAAACGATGGTCGCCCATGTGGTGACCATAACCTAGACGAGTTAGAGCCGCCGCAGCATCTGCGGGTAGCTGAGACTTTAAGGCAGAAATCTGAGGCTTTGTCTTTTGATATACTTCATTCGCACGTTGAGCTACATTACGTACGGCATTGATTACACCAGGAGCATGTCTCGCAACAGTGCTTACAGCCTTCATCGCACGATTAGCAAACTTACGTAGGAAACCACCACCTATATAACGAGTCATCGTCGAAGAATCAGCTTGATCAGCAACCGGTGCAGAGATTACATCTTGTTCAGATAAGATTCCACGTAAAATTCTGCTCGAACCACGTACAGATTCTACAAATCCACTGTTGGCCGTGATTATGTAAAGTGATACGGGTAGGTTAGCATTTGTAGGATTGAAGTATTGTAAGTTCACTTGTAAGGTAAAGTTGCCTCAACTTTATTATTCCTTACTGTACCCCACCTTTCGGTGTATTTGAAGGGAGTAGACTATACCTTCTGGAATCATTAGAGTTTGCTAAACTCTTCATCCACTTTCCTGGTAGTCGTTGGGACAATCACCATTACCTTGCATAGCGGTAGTGAGGTGAGGTCTGCGGATTATCCATTGTTACATTCTATTCGTTTTTACCATTGGGATGCGACATTACCGCAGTTCCCTCATCCAATTTTCATCGGTGAGGTGGTAGAATAGACTTTAGGAACTTCCCGCATATCGGAAATAAGCACTTACTTGTTAATAAGCACACTCGCAGGGGGCAAATTTTATGCCGTTTACGAGACTTGGGGCTTGGCCCGTAGAAAGAGCAATATCTTGAGCGAATTTTAGAATTAGAGGACCAGAAGCTAGAGGAACTCTGCCATTTCCAAGTTGACTTCCAGCATAAAATCCACTTAGATTACTGGCTAAACCAGTACCACCAGAAGGTACTGGAGCATAGTAACCACCACCAGCTGAAGCAACAGTCGTTTGACCAGTAGCAATTGTAGATTGATAAGGCCATGTTGATCCATAGGATACAGTATTAGAAGCTACATTGAGACCACTTGATCCTATTCCACTCCACGTATTCCAATCCATATCTAAACCGTTACGTACTGAAGAAGCGAAAAGTTCCTCAGTAGTCCAAGAACTTAGAAGGCCACTGTAGTTGTCAAATTGAAGATTTATAGGTTGCTTGATATCACTGTTAAAACGATTAGCAAGAGGAAACACCCAATCGCCTTCTTGAGGAGAATAAGAAGGAGTTTTGGCATAAATGATTAAAAATTCGGGTATAACCGGTAACGTTATCGTGGGACTTTGGATAATTGCTGTTTGTCCAGCATTAATTGTTGTAGGGCTTTGAGAAATGTAACGAGGGAAGTCAAAGTAAGGAATTATACTCTTACTAGGTAGTTCAAGGGAAAGAGGAGGAGTAATAAAAGTTACGTTTAATTGAGCATCAGATACACCGCCATTTTTCGCATTAGCGTTATAATTTATAGTTTTACCTAGTACAACACCAGCCGCATTAGGATTGTTACGAAGTAGGCGATCAGGATATCCCATATTGCATACAATGGCAATATTGTTAATTCCAGTTAAACCACAATCCCATTCATGAGTATCAGAAAAGGTAAAAGGGCTTAGTACTAGCTTCTCTGTAGACGTAAACTTGCAATAAAGAGTCGTTACTGTTCCAGCACCAATACCAGCAGAAGAAGCACAAGGCACTCCCCCAATGTTTACAACTCCATTAGCCGTATTGAGAGCAGCACCACCACCAGCATAAATAGCGGGAGGTCCATTAGGTAGAGTATTACCAGCACTATCTGTCCATCGGAAACCTAAGAAAGCACCATTAGGTGTTTCACTGTAATCTGTAGCAGATGCATAACCATTTGTAGGATTATTTACAGCACTTACAAACCCAGCCGATGAAGTAGTTACTCCACCATCACCATAGAATACATAACGATCTAACATAGTCGGGCAGCAACGTTGAGTGCGATTCTTCTTGTAATCTACCATGCGAAGAAGGGGTTTGAGTACATCTTGAGAGTTAATGGAAGTTGTTACGTCGTTGATGGTTGCTTGCATAACAGTCGCAGCACTGTTAAGAGGAAAGGCACAAAGAGCAATGTCTTGACCATACGTGCATACGGGGGTTCCAGCGGCAAGAGCAACTGTATTAGTTACAGTAATTGTTAGATACATAGTAGCAGACCATTCAATACCACGATCAATAAAGACGTTTTCTGAAGGGGAATATACGTTAAAAACTTGTTGAGATACACTTAAACCTACTGCCGAAAATGGAGTCGTAGAAACTGATAATCCACCTTGTTCGACTCCAAATTTTGCGGGATGTTGGAACACACGAGAGTCATAAATTTTTTCTTTAACAATGTCGGAACTCATTGTCGTACGTTTATACTATACCTTACTATTATTTTTTCTGACAAAATAATTATTAGTTTAAACATTTTTATTCTTAAACATAAACTTTACACTTAGAGAAGCTAGATTGTACATATTGACCGGGTAGAGTTTTCCATCAAGACGATTACGCCACCAAACTTTAATGTCAATAGAATGGATTTCTTCTTTAGAATTTCCAAGATCAGATAAACGAAATTCAGCAGTAGGTGTAAAACTAATAAAACGTCTATACTGTTGGCAACCTTGCTGAGATAGATCTAGGGATAGATCAAATATGATTGGTTCAAAGTAACTAGGACTTATACCGGAAGAATATCCAAGATCACTTTCACCAAGAGCTAGAGGCTTTGATAATCCTTCTCTATGTACTGGAATGAGGGAAGAACTCAAGAATATCCCATCAATCGGAGACCAAAGAGAATCTACACTAGGATAATCTTGTACACAAGTCCAGAATACACCTTGGAATGCGGGTCCAACATATCCAAGAGGACTTACACCACTGCGTGGAGGTATACGATAGTCCACAATATTTGACATGAATTGATTGATAAAAAGGACTTCATAACAATATCCAAAAGGAGCATCTTGTGCGGGAATAGTTACAAGACCACTACGATTAAAATTAGGGACATTTATTTCTGGGAATATTGTACCGAGTTCTGTCGATGAATTCCAATTGACAATCGGAAAGTTTGCAAAAAGACCTTGCATATTTGTATTAAAGAAAGGACGTGTTATAGCGGTACCGAATAAGGTACTACTAGGTGAATTTCCTACATCAGCGGAAAGGAGAGGATTTGTCGGAACTGAACCATTAGTAGCTTGGTAGACTTCTCCGTTTAAATTTCCAAAGCAAGTTACATCGCCGTATAATGTAAAAGAGTTTGTACTTGCATCGTACGAGAATTGAGGAGGAGCAAATTCACTAACGAATGAAAGAAATGTCGGGTATTTCGCTATGAAATCACTAAATACTGGATTCGGCGAATTTCCAGCAATAGCAGCAGAAATAAATAATCCCCAAAATGTATCACCCCAACAACAAGTAAAAGGGTTTGCTGTATAAGTTCCAGTTGCTATATTAATTCCATTATCAGCTGGGTTATAGATTGTTTTGTTCACTAGATCAATCCAGTATTGGAATGAAGAAATCCAATAATAATCATTCGATAATTCTTGTTTAGCAGTTTCATCAGCTGAAGATTTAACAGGAGGAGGTGCAAAATTTGTTGGGTAATCACCAATAAGACCCCAACCACGACCATCAGTAGGACCACTAAATGGAGGAATTCCAGTAGTATTTATAGTTTGATTAACAGAGTAAAATGTCCATAATTGAGTAGGATTTGTAGGAGGATAAGAAACAACATAGAAA